GCCTAGCGCTTGCCAACGGCGACAGAAAGTATAATCTTCAGATAAGTATCTATTATCTCTAGGATCATGAATAGTATCAAATAGAGAATAGCAGTACTTATTAAATCGAGGATCAATTGAACTGTCATTTCTATAGTGAAGATCTGGATAAGCCTCAAACATAGTTTTCACTACTTCTTTTTTAATCATAAAGAAGCCAGTAGAGGCGTCTAGAACTTCTACTGCACCATCTTGAGAATTAACACGTTTAGTTTCTTTATCTGCAAATTTTAAATTAATTGCATATTCAGCGCCAAAAGGAGCGGGTTCTGCTTCTTTACGTTCTACAGCACGAGCAACGCCGTTCCAATCTACAGTCTTTTTAGGGTATGCAGCAGCAACAACATTTTTATTCATTGCTAACATACGAAGAACTGAATCTGGTTCAAATTCAATATCAGCATCAATAAACATTAAGTGAGTTGAATTAGGATCGTCCATGAACATAGCTGTTAAGATATTTCTGGCACGAGGAATTAAACTTTCATTTCGTAAGGTTGTAATACGAAAATTGATACCATTCTGAATTAGTGCTTGTGATAGCTTGAACATGCTTAAAAAGTACTGATCTGTAATCATGCCACCATAACAAGGAGTAGCAAAAAATACATTCATTTTTTTAAGTGCTTCACCATCAAGTTTTACTTGATTAGGTCCTACCTGGTTGAAAAAGGCTTTTCCATCAGGAGGAATACTTACTGAGTTAATAGGGCCTGTTAGTGTTTTTCTTGTGCCAAGAGCAACTACGTCCTTAGTAGCTTCTGACTCTTCTAAAGAAGGTGCTGACATTTTTACAGGTTCAGGCGTAGAAACTTCTGTGGAGGCTTTCGCCTCCACATTAGAACCACCTGCATAATCAGATAGTTTTTTCTTAGTCATTAAATATCGTCCATAGTTTCATCATCATCTACTCGTAGATCCCCTACAACTGTTTCAGAAAAGTAGGAAGTGTTACGAAGCAGAAACTCTTTTTGTTCTTCGTAAGAAGGACGCTTAAAGATCTTTTCAAGATCAAATAATTCAAGTTGACGTTCAGCTTCTGTCAACGGGACAGTACGACGAGAAGGAATGCAAGTATACTTAACATTCATTACTTGAGGTCCTGTTTTTTCTTTCTTAATAGTAATATCATACCCCTCTTCATAATCAGAAGGATTTCCATATTCAGGATTCATTGCATAATCAAGAATTTGACGATAAATAGTTGGTTTTAAATCAAATAGTTTAATCTGTCCGTCCTTGCGATCAATCGCATTACAAACATAAGAGAAAACAGGCTTCTCTGAGTAGATAGCGGGATCAATTTCTCTAACAGGATCAATTCCAGCTGTATCTTTAAAAGTTTCATTCTCACGAACAAAACTCAAGCACTCAACAGGAGTGCGTTTACCTTCATTATTTGTTAGCCAATACACATAACGAGGCATAACATTGCCAATTAGGCGAAGTCTATTTTCGCCATCTCCGAGCTTAATACGCTCAATATTACGATTACCGTTGGTATTTCCCGCAGGTTGTACTTTAAGATTAGTCCATTCAAGTGCCATTTTATTTCTCCAATGTAAGTTTTATCATCCGATCAGCATGAGTTATTAATGGATTTTTCCAGTAACGCTCATCTACATAGTGCTCAGGAAAATAGTTTAAGCTTGAGTGCATACTACGCTGACCTAGGATGTGCAAATAATCGCTCTTAATTTTAGAAGATATATTATAGTGAAGCCATCCAGGGCTTGTCATATAACATTGTGGTTCTACTATTTCAAATCTAGATACGATTTTATTAGGGTATCTTTGTAGATAGCCCTTAGTGAATAAGAATTCAGGTATGTAAGATATATGAAGTTTTCTTCTTAACACTTCAAAATCTGTAGAGATAACACGATCTTTTCCTGCAGCGAGAGCAAAAGTAAGAAGCACTTCTGCATCTGGCATACTTTTTGCTGCTTTTTGTATCTCTAGTATATTTAATATTATACGCATTAGGAGTACGAACTGTCAACTTTAAAATGGATTTATATGAAATTGTTGCTGTTTGTACCATTGCAACCTTTTTTCTTGCATATTTTTTACTATAGAACCTTTAAGCCAAAAATCAACTATAAGAGGAAAACGTTTTTCTTCATGCTCTCGTACAATTCTACCTATACGTTGTTCTAGTTTAGCATAATTATTTTGTGGGCATGTAAATAAGATTGTATCAAGTCTATGACAAGAAATACCTTCATCAAATATTTTAGTTGAAAGAATTGCATCTACAGTTTTTCCTGCTCCTGCAAGAATACGTTCTCTATCTGCATTTTTTGTAGCTCCTACTAACATTTCAGAGCGTTCTAGTTTTGCATTGATTCTCTTAAGCATGTCAATACGCTCAGATATTATTAGCAAACAACGTCCTTGTGCTATTTTACGTCTAGCCGTATCACATATAAGATTAATATACTCTTCGTTTTGAGCTAATTGATTAAGTCCTAATGCCCAATCTCTAGCTGGATGCCTGATTCTAAAATTTATATCAGTACGTATAACTTCTACTGCAGGTGTAAGACGTGCTTTATCAACTGCTGTAATTCTATTAGGCCCGAAGTAATCTGATAAAACAATGTGCATTCCGTCTTTTCTAGTCGGAGTTGCACTGAGTGCTATTTTAGTTCTTGCGCTTAGTCCGTTTACTACTTGGCTAAACATTTCTGCTGGACAGAGATGCGCCTCATCTACAATAACAACTTCGTACCTACGCTGAAGAGGTTCAAGATGATTAATAAGAGTTTTATAAATAGCTACTGTAATGTCTTGAGGTTCTAAACGCCCATCTCCGATAAAACCAATAGGAACATCTGGAATTAAGACTTTCAGTGCGTCATACCATTGGTAAGCTAGTAATTTAGTGTGTACTACAATTACAGTAGGTTTTGCATTATTAGCAATTAAATAGCAGCCTAAAAAAGTCTTACCCCACCCGCAAGGAGCTTTAATAAGTCCGTTATATAGTCTACCGTTTTGAAATATTTTATCAGCTACTTGTTGTTGTTCTGACTTAAGAGTGCCATTAAAAGACCAGTTTCTTCTATCAAAAAGAGGTCTTTGATCGTTTATGTTTTCGAACTCTATTTTATAAAAGGCACCTGAAGGCACAGAGATTTCTTTAGTCTCTTCATTCTGAGACCATGTTGAAGCAAACTCTTCTCCGATTTTATAATTAAAAAACTCATAGAATATATCGTCAGCGTCTTTGTACAAATCTTCTGCTGAAAAATAAATTTTATCCGAGATCTTAGCGTTTTTTAGAGAGAATTTTTTGTTATTCATAGTTTAATTCTATCCTTTCGTTTATAGAAAGGGCTAAAGTCATAAATATGCCAACAAAAATCTACGTATACCACTCCTACCCATAAGTTTTTTAAATCTTGAAAATCAATTAAAAACTCTGGTAGCTCGAATGGGTGACTTATTCCTTCTAGCCAAAAAGCGTTTTTTCGTATCTTTATAACTTTTCTATAGCTCAATCTAAATTCTTTGTAAGCGCTGTCAAAGTAGTGAATTTTATTGGCACTGTCATAGCCCCATCTAGATCTACTAAGTAATAAAGCACTTAAATTAGTACATGTAAAATCATAGTCTATTACTTTATAAGGCCCTAGCCTCATAATTTCTAATCTACGAGGATACGTAGCATTTATAGATAAATCATCTACTAGTATTAAGTTATCTTCTTTACCACTGCTAGGCACTACAAAAATTTTATTCTGTTTATAGACTTCACTTTGGGGAGTCTTTTTTGTAGTAAAAATAGGAAATTGAATACCGTAAAACTTACTTCTCATGTCTAATACTAGAGGTTGCTTTTAAACTTTTACAGTTCTTACAGTATACTAGCTTAACTACATAACGAGCGTCTTCAACATAGATAACATGTTGAGTACTTTCAATTATAGTATTTGCACAGCAACTAGTCATAGCCTCTCTCTTCTAACCAAGATAATATATCTGGGTCATTCCAACTCTCTTCACTTAACCAGTTTTTATAATCTGTTTTGTCTAAACTAATATGATTGGGATGAAAATGAGTTCTACGATCCTCTCGTACAGTAAGAGTATCTACAAATTTTTTAACTGCATGAATGTTATGACATTCTATTAATATATCTACAACATCTTTAGGAAGTAGTAGGTTAAGAG